ATACTTCGATTCTTTACAGTCTCCACCAAATACAGTAAGTATCGCAGGAACTGGAGGAATTTCGCAATTCATATCATTGATAAATCCAAAAATTGAATCTGTAAAAAATAATAATTTAGTATTCGACCTATCAGATTCTTCTTTACTCGGATATAATTTCAAAATTTATACTGATAATAACTTCGAGGATGAGTTTGTTTCTACTGGTGCTGGAACGACATTTAATCTTGGTTATGGAAGCACCATTGGAAATGTAGGTGCAGCATTAACTATTTCATATGATTCAAATTTACCAGAAAAACTTTATTATAACTTAGAAAAGTCTGGATTTATAAACACTGCTGATACTTCAGTTAAAAATTACTCAGAAATATCTTTCATTGATAGTAAATATAACGGAAAATATAGTGTTGTTGGCGTAGCAACAACAACATTTGATATAGTTCTCAAAGAGTCACCAGAAAAACTTTCTTATACTGAAAGCGACTGTGATGTTCTAAAGTATACTACAACATCGACAAGTGCAAGTGGACCTATTGATAAATTAAAAATTGTTTCAAACGGTTATGGATATAAAAAACTTCCAATTGTAGAGGATATTACAACTACAAATGGAAAAGACGCTTATATTCTTGCAAAATCAACCACTGTTGGCAAAGTAAATGAATTAAGGATTAAAAACGAAGAGTTTGAGTATCCATTCGATTCAACACTAAACCCAACTGCATCTGTATCTCCAGTTATTGTTACAACAAATTCAAATACTTTAGAATCTATAAGAGTTACTAGTGGTGGTAATGGATATAGCAATGCACCAGATGTTGTAGTTGTTGATTCTTCCACTGGCAATAAGATTGATAGTGGTGTTTTAAAAGCAAATATTATTGGAGAATCTATAAACTCCATAACAATAGAAGATAGTCCTAGAGGTCTTCCCGAAAATACTGTTAAAATATTTACTACCAACAATAGTAACGGAATTAGTATTCAAAGAGTAGAATCTAATTCTACTGGAATATTTACTTGTTCTATAACAGTGCCTCCACTTGGATTTGCAGAAAATCCTTTTTCTGCTGGTGATGAAGTCTTTATTGAAGGTATACAAAAAGTAAGTTCTACTGGTTCTGGATTTAATTCTGAAGATTATGGTTATAGGTTCTTTGTCGTAGATAGTTACGTTTCTTCTTCTCCTTACGATAAGGTTGTTTTTGATCTTTCTAGTTCTTCTAATGGTGGATTGACCACAAATACAGGAATTGCTAAGACAATCCAAGAAGGATATGGTACTTTAATACATGAAGATGATTATCCAACTTTTGAAATTACTCAGAAAAGATTACAATTTAGTATAGGTGAGAAAATTGTTTCTAACAACATAGAAAGAGATTTGTTTATTTCCAGTTACGATGGAACAATTTTAAAAGTATCAGGAACGTATGAATTATCAGTTGGTGAAATTATAAAAGGTAAAGAATCTGGAACAATAGCAACAATTAGTGAAATAGAAGGTAACTCTGGAATTTTCAAAGTATCATATTCAATACCCAAAAATATTGGATGGACAAATGAAACTGGAAGATTGGATTATGATAATCAGGTAATTCCAAATAATGATTATTATCAAAATCTTTCATACTCAGTTAAGAGTAGCAAAGAATATAGAGAAGTAGAAGCTTCTATCAAACCTTTATTACATACAAGTGGATTGAAGGATTTTGCCGATACTGGCATTACCTCAACTTCCAATGCTTCTGATCTTGATGGTATAGATGGAAGTACTGTTATCCGTGATTTTATAGACGATTTAAGAGTAGATACAATTTATGATTTTGATTTAGCACAAGATATTGATATTGATGCAGTAACAGGAAAATCAAAGTATATAAAACTGCAGACTCAAAGATTGACTGATTATACTAATAACATTGGTAATAATGTTCTTGCCATAGATGATTTAAGTAGTCAGTTCTCATACTATGAAAATGATCCTAGTGAATTTTTAAACATTATCAAATTAGATCCAGAATCGTCTTATGAAAATTTCTTAATTAGAGTTACTAATAACAACAATACCGAAGTACAATTCACTGATGTTGTAATATTAAATGATGGGAATGATACTTATCTTTTAGAAAAAGGAAGTGTTTCCAATATTGGAATTGATACAACAAATCACTTATTAGATGAACAATATGGTAATTTTTCAATAGTTGAGGATACCTTTGGGGATTCGTATTTGAGATTTAGTCCCGCAGATGCATATGATACTGATTATGATTTAAAACTTATAAGAAATACATTTACTTCTTCTTCTACTGGAATAGGAACAACTACTATTGGATTTACAAATTTAATTAGTTCTGTTGGAATAGCAACCACTGGAGCAACGGTAAACATTGCATCTTTTGATAGCACTGAATTCGAATCTCTTTATGCAAATGTTCAGATTATCGATGATATAACGAATCAAATGAATTTTGTGGAGTTATATGTTGCTACAGATGGATCAAATACTTATCTTTCCGAATATTATTTCGATTCTGAACAGGATACATCAAATTATTCGAATAATTTTATAGGTTCTTTTGGGGCAAATATTTCTTCTGGGATTTTATCGTTAAATTATACCAACACTTCTTCTAACAGAAATACTTTTAGATCTAAGATTGTTGGATTTGGAACAACATCAACTGGAACTGGAAGTCCTTACAGATTTAAGTTGGATAGACAACCAAATGGATCTGAAAGAAGTGTGATATATCAATCAGACACGACTACAGGGGTTGGAGAAACTTCAGTCTTGTCTATAAGCAAAACATTATTTAATTCGGTAAAATCTTTAGTAGAAGTTAGTATTGGTTCTACCAAGGCTGTTCATCAAGTTATGATGATCCAGGATAACAATAATAATGTTTATGTTCAACATTCTCCTTTACTTAGTGTAAGTGGAATTTCTACACTTGATAGTGCTTCTGGAATAGGAACTTTTGGTGGAGATAATTCTGGATCTGAGTTTGAATTGAATTTCTATCCAGATTCCCAGTATTCCTCCAATAACATTGTAATATCCGCATTCAGTCAGTGTTTCTATAATGATTTAGATGTTGCAAACACACCTCCAGTTCTTGAATATGGAAACACTCAAGAATCTGTTGACCTTAAATTCTACGATTCATTAAATGGAGATAGAATCAATAGAACTAGTTTTACATTAACATCGGAAGGTGTGCCAATTTTTGTAAAAGTATTTGATCCAGAAGATACTGATGCATTAATTTCAACAACTGGCACATTTAATATCACAAATCACTTCTTCAAAGATGGAGAGGAGTTGATTTATACTCCAAAATCAACGATTATTGGAATTGCAACAACTGCAATGACATACACAGATGGAACTGTAACTGACACATTACCTTCCACAGTTTTTGCTGTAGTTGACAACCTTAACTATGATGTATTCCAAATATCGACAGTAAGAAATGGTATTGCAGTATCTTTCACTGATCTTGGTGGAGGAAATGCTCACCAATTTGAGATGTCTAAGAAGAATGAAAAGTCAATTATTGTCATAGATAATCTTATCCAACATCCACTAATCTTTACCAATGTTTCTCACACATTATCTGGTTCCATAGGAACTGGAGTAACTACATTTAACTTAAGTGGTATATCTTCTATTAATCCTTCGGATATTCTAAAAATAGATGATGAGTATGTAAGAGTCAATAATGTTGGTCTTGGAACATCCAGTATTGGTCCTATCACCAATAATGGTTCCTTCAATTTAGTTGAAACTGAAAGAGGATTTGTTGGAACAACAGCAACCTCTCACACGTCTTCAACGCAAGTTGACGTTTATAGAGGTGCATTCAATATTGTAGAAAATAAAATACATTTTACAGATGCTCCTAGAGGAAATCCACAAATTGATAAGACTGAATATAACCTAGATTATGAAACATCGACGTTCAATGGACGTGTATTCTTAAGATCAGACTACACTACAAACAAGATATATGATGATCTATCTGATCAGTTTAATGGTATAGGTAGAACATTTACTTTACAAGTTGGTGGAGCAAATACGACTGGAATTGGTTCAACTGGCGGAAGTGGAATTGTTCTTATAAACGGAATCTTCCAACAACCAACAACAGATAATAATCCACGTGGAAATTTTGATATTCTTGAAGATACTAGTGCTGGAATAAGTACAATAGTATTTTCTGGAATTACAAAACCAAATACGGATCCTTTAGAATATGTTATTTCAAACTATGATGTAAACCAAAATGAAACTCCTAGAGGTGGAATTATTGTTTCTCTAGGGTCAACCCCAGGTCTCGGTTTTGCTCCTCTTGTAGGTGCTTCTGTGACTGCCATAGTTGGAGCTGGAGGTTCTATCTCTGGAATTAATACAGCACTTCCTGGAGGTTCATATGGTTCTGGATATAATGGATTAACTTCAATTGGTGTTACCGTTTATGAAGATGGACACTCTGGTGCAGCTGCCACAATCACGGCATCAGTTGGTGCTGGAGGAACCTTAGCGTTTAATATAGTTGGAGGAGGAACAGGATACACCAATCCACAAATTTATGTGTCTGAACCAACATATGATAATCTTTCTGTAATAGGTGTTTCAAGACTCGGAATTGGTTCAACTACTCTAACTGGTATTGGATTATCAATCAGTTTGAAAGTTGGTCATGTAGATAGCACTGGAATTGGATCTACACACTTTGGGGTTACTGAATTTGATATTACTAAGAGTGGATATAGTTTCCAAAGAGGAGACGTATTTAAACCAGTTGGATTGGTTACAGATTCTAGATTAGCATCTCCCATTTCAGATTTTGAACTAACTGTTGTTGAAACATATTCTGATAAATTTGCAGCATGGGAGTTTGGCGAATTGGACTTCATCGATTCTATCGCAGAATATCAAGATGGTGCAAGACAAACATTCCCATTATTCTATAACGGAGAACTTTTAAGTTTCGAACAAGGTGAAAATTCTAGAATTAATTTAACAAATTGTCTATTAATCTTTATTAATGGTGTTCTTCAAGAACCAGGAGTCTCTTATGAATTTGGAGGAGGAACTTCGTTCAGATTTACAACAGCACCAAAAGTAGATGATAAAATTTCAATTTACTTCTACAAGGGTTCTGCATCAGACATTGAAGTCGTAACCAATATTGCAGAAACAATAAAGAAAGGTGATGTTGTCCAGATTCTTAAGAATAACAATTATCCAGAAACAATATCTCAAGACAAGAGAACTGTAACTGACTTATCTTTCTCCGATAAGTTTGAAACTAATCTCTACTCAGGTCCTGGAATTAGTACAACATATAAACCACTTAGTTGGATTAAGCAAAAATCCGATAAAAAAATAAATGGAGAAAACGTCTCCAAAGCAAGAGATTCTATTGAATCATTGATATTCCCAACTGCAAATGTAATAGGTGATATATCTCTCACCGATACTCAAGTATTTGTAGATAGTGTTGAATTGTTTAAGTACGAAGATCCAGATTTAACTTCTTTTGATGCATTAGTAATTAACGGAATATCAACGGTTACTAGTAATTCTATTGAACTTATTAAAAACTTTACAACAATTCAGGGTGATATAGGTTCTATCGTTGGAATTGCTTCAACAACTACACCAAATCTTGCCATAGAGTTTACATTAGATTCTTTAATTGGTTCAAATTTAAATGTTGGATACCCCATCTACATCTTTGATACTCTAGTTGGAACTGGAGTAACTTCTATCAGTTTTTCTGATAGTGAAGTTATTGGAATTGGGACGACTCATTTGGATAACATTTATTACGTAGAAGCACTGGACAATTCTACCGGTATTATTACTTGTAGAGTTCACTCAGGATCGAATGTGTCTGGAATTGTTACTTCCGGAACTTCTAGTTACCCTGTTGGTAGATATTCTTGGGGAAGATTGTCAAACACCTCCGGTCTTGTAAGGTCAAATCCTGTTGCAATTGGAGTAACTGGAAAGGTTGCATCTGGATTGTCAACATACCCAACAATCCAAAGAAGAAACGTTGGTATAAGAGAAACTGGAGCTCTTCCCAAAGTATTATAAATATCTAAAAAACTATGTTAATATGGCTGCTGTCGTAACAGATCAATTTAGAATACTGAATGCGAATAATTTCGTTGATTCCGTTTTAGATGATAATAACTCATATTATGTTTTTTTAGGTTTACCAAACTCTACTGCTGTCGGATTTGGCAGAACTAGTGATTGGAACTCTAGTAGTAGTGGACCACCAAGTCCAGTTGATAATTTACAATATTTGACACATTATAGAGATACTTCTTTATTTGGTAAGAGAGTAACAAGTGCTAATATTAGAAGAGTTGTAAGAAAAGTTGAATGGACATCAAACACTGCCTATGATATGTATAGGCATGATTATAGTATCCTAAATCAAACTCCAAATTCTCAAACAAGTAGACTATATGATTCAAACTATTATGTAATTAATAGCGATTATAGAGTTTACATTTGTATTGATAATGGTTCTTCTGGAACTAATCTTAAAGGTGAAAGATCTAGATATGAACCTACGTCCACTGATCTTCAACCATTTTCTGCAGGATCTGACGGTTACTTGTGGAAATACTTATTCTCAATTTCTCCAAGTGATGTTATAAAATTTGATTCAACCGAATATATTGTAGTTCCAAACGATTGGGATACAACTTCAGATGCTCAAATTCAAACAGTTAGAGAATCTGGAGATTCTGAAGTAAATGATAACCAAATAAAAAAAGTTTATATTGAAAACGGTGGTGCGGGATATTCCGCAGGAACATATAATATTCTAGGCGATGGTTCTGGCGCTAGAGTTTCAATATCAGTTGATAGTTCCGGAACTATTACTTCAACAAATGTTGTCAATGGTGGAAGTGGATATACTTACGGTATTGTTGATTTGGAAAGAACAGGAACAATATCAAACCCAGCTAAATTAATACCAATTATTCCACCTTCAAAAGGTCATGGTTATGACATTTATACCGAACTTGGAACTGACAGAGTTTTAATTTATGCTAGATTTGACGATTCAACTAAGGATTTTCCTGTTAGTACAAAATTCTCTCAGGTTGGAATTGTAAAAAATCCCAAAGAATATTCAGGTGTTTCTACATACGTTGGATCAACTTATTCTAGTTTATATGCATTAAAACTTGATAGTGGTTACACTGGAACTCCTGCAGTCGGAGAAATTGTTACTCAAACTCAATCATCAACACAGATTGCAAAGGGATACGTTGCATCCTATGATAGCACTACAAAAGTATTAAAATATTTGAAAGATAGGTCTTTATTCCTTACGAACGGATTGGACCAACAAGATAGTACTGATATTACTATAGATTCTAATATTGTTGAATTCAATAACACTGACAGTATATCATTTACTTCAGCAACTTCTACTTCAGTTTCTGCTGGTTTTACTGGCAGTTCTGAAAATGGGATTGATTTAGGAGTAACTTTCACTGGTGGACTTGCTAATCCAGAGATAAATAAAAAGACAGGGGATATTATTTACATTGACAATAGACCTCAGGTTGAAAGAAATCTCAGGCAAAAAGAAGACGTTAAAATCATTCTGGAATTCTAAAAAAGATGGCACAAAAAACAGACTTAAATATCAACCCATATTTTGACGATTTTGATTCGGATAAAAATTTTTATAAAGTCTTATTTAAGCCAGGATATCCAGTTCAGGCACGAGAGTTAACGACATTACAGTCAATACTTCAAAATCAAGTAGAATCTTTCGGCAGTTATACTTTTAAAGAAGGAACTGTAGTAATTCCAGGAAATATTTTTTACGATGGGCAGTTTTATGCCGTAAAATTAAACTCTTCTCAATTTGGAATTGACGTATCACTTTACATCAATAATTTTATTGGGAAAAAGATTATCGGTGAAACATCTGGAACCACAGCAACTATTCAATATGTTGCGTTTCCTGATGGTGGAGATGTTGATGAATTAACAATATATGTAAAATACGTAGATTCTAATAATAATTTTGTTTTTGATCAATTTGAAGACGGGGAATCTTTGTATTCTGATGAAAATGTAACATACGGAAATACAACAATCAGTGCAGAAACTCCATTTGCTTCTTTAATCAGTTCTAATGCGTCCTCTATTGGATCTGCAGCATCTATTGGAGATGGAGTTTATTTTATTAGAGGGTATTTTGCAAAAGTATCTAAACAGACTTTAATATTAGATCACTATACAAATACACCTTCTTATAGAGTTGGGTTATCTATCAAGGAATTACTCGTCAACGCAAAAGATGATTCCACGTTATTTGACAACGCAAAGGGATTTACAAACTATGCTGCTCCTGGTGCTGATAGATTACAAATTAATTTAACATTAACAAAAAAATTAATTTCTGACACCAATGATACAGACTTTGTAGAACTTCTTAGAGTAGAAGAAGGAAGAATAAAAAAGATTGAAAATAAGACTGAACTGAATAGACTTGGTGATTATATTGCAGAAAGAACTTATGAGGAATCTGGTCATTATACTCTAGATGATTTTAAACTATCCTTACATAACTCGTTAAATGATAAATTAGGAAATGATGGATTGTTCTTTAGCAATCAATCTACAGATCAATTTAACACCCCATCAGATGATCTGATGTGTTTAAAAATATCTCCAGGTGAAGCGTATGTTGGTGGATATAACGTAGAAAAAATTGCTACAACTATTCTTGATGTAGAAAAACCAAGAGATACTGAAACAGTATCGGTTGCAAATATCCCATTTGAGATGGGAAATCTTTTAAGAGTTAATAATGTATCTGGAGCACCCAAACAAAAAGAATCTATCAGTCTCTACAATCAATCTGCTGGTGGTGGAACAAAAATTGGTGACGCTAGAGTTTACACCTTCAATTTAACAGGTTCTGCTTATCAGGATGCTTCTACTAACTGGGATTTATACTTATATGATATTCAAACATATACCTCCCTCACGTTAAACACGCCAGTAGCACCTCTCGGATTGATAACATCTTCATATATTAAAGGTAAGAGCAGTGGGGCAAGTGGATATGCAGTTTCTTCAGGTTCAGGAAGCACAGTAAGTGTTAGACAAACTTCTGGAACTTTCTCTGTTGGGGAACAACTTATTATTAATGGAATTGATGCTTCTGCTACGATAGCATCTGTAATCGCATATGGAACTAGAGATATTAAATCGGTTTACCAGTCTGGAGTTTCTGGGTTCCCAACATTTACTGCAGATTCTCTGTTAGATTCCATAAATCTTCCAAATGGTGTGATTGGTGGAACTATTAGTGGTGGAAATACCCTAGTAAGTCCTGGAAAAGTGTTTACTGGAGTTAAAGTTGGAGATATTATTCGTTATCAAACTAGTTCTGGAGATGAAACCTTCAACAGGGTTACAGCAAATAACACAACTTCTTTAACAATCACTGCTGGTGCTACGGTTTCTGGTGTATCCAACGGAACAGTTGCTAATGGAACATATTCTTCAATTAAAATTGGTGTTCCTTCCTTAAGAAATCAAGAAAAAGGATACCTTTATGCAGAACTTTCAGATCCAAACATCGAGTCTGTAGATCTTTCTGGTTCAACATTAAAAATATCGGAACAGATCACGGGAGAAACAACAGATAGTTCTGGTACGTTAACTTTCGATCTTTCTTCTATTAGTGGAATCACAAGTGCCTTCTTTGATCCATTTGATGAAGAAAGATACTCAATTCACTACACTGGCGGTGGTATTGGTACAGTAACTTCTGATGCATTTACTTTAAGTAATAATCAAGTATCAATCAATGGTTTAACTGCAAGTCAATCGAATATTGTAGTAAATACATCACTAACTAAAAATGAGATACAAAGTAAGATTAAAGAATATACAAGAAGTGCGACTTTAGATGTTGTTTATTCTAAACAACAACAGTCTGGTGTTGGCGTCAATACTTCAATAAATGATGGTCTTACTTATAATAAAAATTATGGATTAAGAGTTCAAGATGAAGAGATTTCATTAAATTATCCAGATGTTGTAAAAGTCATAGCAATTCTAGAATCATTAGATTCAAGCACACCAACTTTTGATCAGATTCAGTTTTTTGATAGTTCTGTAGTAAGCAATGCAATTATTGGTGAAAACATTGTAAGTTCTTCTTCCAACACTGTTGCAAGAGTTGTTGCAAAACCATCTTCATTGGTATTATCAATTGTATATTTAAATAAAGATAAATTTATTGCCGGAGAATCTGTAACTCTTCAGGAATCGAATAATACTGCAGCAATACAATCTGTAACTAATGGTTCTTACAAAAATATAACTTCTTCCTTTACCCTAGATAAGGGACAGAAAGATCAATATTATGATTATTCGAGAATTGTTAGAAGTGCAAATACACCAATACCTTCCAGAAGACTAAAAATTGTATTTGATCATTATACAGTTCCTTCTTCAGATTCTGGTGATGTTTACACCGTTTTAAGTTATGATAAAGAAAGATTTTCTGAAGATATTCCTAATATCGGTTCAAGAAAAGTGAGAGCCACAGATACTCTCGATTTCAGACCAAGAGTATCTCAATTCACAGTAACAGATAAATCACCATTCGATTTTGACTCAAGAAGTTTTGGAACTTTACCAAAACTTATTCTAAAACCAAAAGAAAGTTCTTTAATTGGTTATACTTATTACTTGCCAAGAATAGATAAAGTATATCTTGATACTTTTGGCAACTTTATTGTTCAAAAAGGTATATCTGGGATAAATCCAAAGGTTCCTTCTAACAATAATCCAGATGGATTGATGGATCTTGGAACAATTTCTCTTCCAGCGTATCTTTATAATCCAAATGATGCAGAAATATCTCTCGTAGATAATAGAAGATATACTATGAGAGATATTGGAAAACTTGAGGATAGAATAGAAAATCTTGAACGTGTCACTTCTCTTTCTCTGTTAGAGGTAAGCACTCAAACTTTACAAGTTCAAGATGCTCAAGGAAATAATAGATTTAAAACTGGATTCTTTGTAGATGATTTTAAAAACAATTCGTTGATAGACATAAATGTATCTTCAATTCAGACAGATTCTGAGACTCAAGATTTAACACCAATTATTAGCGTAAATACCTTAAAGGGTCAGATCGCACCTTCAACTGATACTACTGATGAAAATCTAGATCTTTCCACAAACTTTAATTTATTAGACTCCAATGTTCAGAAAACTGGAAATGCTATTACTTTAAAATATGAAAGTGTTGGTTGGATTGAACAACCTTTAGCAACAAGAGTTGAAAACGTCAACCCATTCCATGTTGTTTCATATAATGGATTTGTTAAATTATCTCCTTCTAGCGATAGTTGGATTAGAACAATTAGAATACCTGCTTCTAATACTCTTATAGAAAGGAGGGTTGCAGATCCAAATCGCAGAGGTCAAACAACTGCAGATGTTTCTTCCAGAGAAGTTGTAATTTCATCTGGAAACGAACAGTATATGCGTTCCAGAAATACCCAGTTTTCTGCAAATAATCTGAAACCTTTGACAAGATTCTATCAATTCTTCGATGGAAACGGTAGTGTTGACTTTATTCCAAAGTTATTGGAAATTGCTAACGATTCAACTTTAGTCAATTATGGATCTGTAGGAACTTTTGAAGTTGGTGAAACTGTTGTTGGTTATAGTGAAGGAAATGAGGTAATTAGATTTAGAGTATCTTCAGGAAACCACAAAGAAGGACCTTTCAATGCGCCAACAAAAACATTTAATATAAATCCATATATTAAAACAGAAAATCTTTCCTCAGAATACAATCAATCATCTAAGGTATTGAATGTAGACACCTTTGGATTATCTGAAGAAGCACAGGGGAAATATTTTGGTTATACAAAAGTTGGAACAAAATTGGTTGGACAAACTAGTGGTGCTATTGCATATGTTAAAGATCTTAGATTGATTAGTGATAACTATGGGGATCTCTATGGAACTTTCTTCCTTAGAAACCCACTTGATATTCCAGCCCCAGCAGTAAGAATAACTACAGGAACCAAGACTTATAGACTTACAAATAGTTCATCTAATGCAACTCCTCTTCCAGGAAGTAAGTTATTATCAACAGCAGAAACTTCTTATAAGTCTGAAGGAAGATTTGAAGTACGTCAAACTCAAAGAACAACTAACACCGTTGGATATTATGATCCTTTGGCACAATCCTTTAGTGTTGGCGGTAACATTGAAGCACCAAATCCAAATGGTCAAAATAATGATGCAAATGGTGCATTCTTAACTGCTATAGATTTGTTCTTTGCCAATAAACCATCTGGAAATGATCCGGTTAGAATTGAAATAAGAACCGTTGAGTTAGGAACTCCAACAAGAACTGTTATAGGAAATCCAGTTACATTAAGACCTACAGATATTACAACTTCATCAACTGCAGAAACCGCAACGAGAGTAACTTTTGATTATCCAATTTATCTTTCTCCTGGACAAGAATATGCAATTGTTGCTGTAGCAGAAACTTCAGATGAATATGAACTTTGGATTGCGGAAATGGGTGAAAGAACTGTAAATACACAGTCTTTACCTGATGCTGAAGCAGTTATATATTCTAAACAATTTGCACTTGGAAGTTTGTTCAAGTCTCAAAATGGATCTATTTGGACTGCAAATCAATATCAAGATTTAAAATTCAAACTTTATAAAGCAAACTTCACATCAACTACTGGAACTGCATTCTTCTATAACCCAACTTTAGATGAGAGCAACGGATATGTAAAAATACTGAATAATAATCCAATAACAACTTTACCTAAAACAGTAACACTTGGAATTACAACAACTACAGATAGTTCTGCTATTGGAATTTTGACTACCGGAAGAAAAATTGCAGGTTCTAATGATTTTGGATATGGATATATTGTTGGAACAGGCAGTTCAGTAACAAATGTAACTATTACCGATAGTGGTACAAATTATCCAACAGGAACGTTTGCTGATTTGGAAACTACGAATATTGTTGGTAGTGGTTCTGGTTTAAGGTTGAGTGTTACAGCATCCGGTGGAGTAATTACGGGAATTGCAGCAACAACTTTTGCTGGAAATGGGTATCAGGTTGGTGATGTTGTTGGTATTACTACCACTCTGGGTAGAGATGCGAGATTTACTATTTCCGAAATTAACGGATTAGATACACTTTATCTTTCAAACGTTCAAGGAGAGAAGGGTGCGTCTAAGACTTTCCAAGTTGGGGCAGCACTTAGTTACTATAACGATTCTGGAACTGTTGTTTCTCTTGCAAGTACAACTATTACGACCAGAACGACTGAAGGAACAAATCTAAATTCTGGCAATTTCTTGAGAGTAAATCATTTTGATCATGGAATGTATTCCTCCACAAATAAAGTAGTTCTTACTGGAATTGAACCAAGCGTTCCTGCAACCACTTTGGATTCTCCTTTAACAATAAGTGAAACAGCAACTATCAGTGTTGCCAGCACAGCAAACTTCGCAACCTTTGAAGGTCAGACAGTTTCAGCTTCTTATCTTGGATATGTAAAGATTGGAGATGAAATAATCTCTTATAATTCAGTTGGTAGTGGAACTTTATCAATAAGTTCCAGATCTGTAGAGGGTGTGGTACAACCACATAGTGTTGGATCATTGGTTACAAAATATGAACTAGGTGGAGTTTCTCTAAGAAGAATTAACGGAGTTGAACATACCGTAAGTTCTTTAGGAAATACTATCGACCAATATCATGTAGAAATCGATATGTCTGCTAACGGTTCAGATAGATCAAATGATGGAGACACTTCCGATCTTCCGCAGTTGTCATTCACTTCGGAACAATTTGTTGGTGGAGAAAATTGTAAGGCAACTGAAAACATTCAATTCAACGAAATCGTTCCAAATTATGATATTTTATCACCAGGTTCTTCTACTTCCGTAACTGCGAGTGTTAGAACAACAACTGGTAGAAGTGTTGACGGAACAGAAACTCCTTTCCTAGATAGTGGATTTGAAAATGTTGAATTGAATAAGGTTAATAAGTTGAACTCTGTAAGACTCGTTGCTTCTAACGTCAACGAAAATACGAGTTTGACAACTTTACCAAGAAATAAATCATTTACAACACGTATACTTTTGAATACCACCGATTCCAATTTATCACCAATAATTTATACTGATACAGCATTGACTGAATTCAGACTGAGCAGATTGAATAATCCTATCTCCGATTATTCCACTGACAATAGAGTCAATTCACTCTTATTTGATCCACATTCGGCAGTTTATGTTTCAAATACTGTAAATCTTACCCAGGCAGCAACATCACTTAAAGTAATACTTGCTGCTTATAGACATGAGTCTGCAGACTTTAGAGTTCTTTATAATTTGATCAGAGCAGATTCTAGTGAAGTTACTCAAGAATTTGAGTTGTTCCCAGGATATGATAATCTGAGTCTTAGTGCTGACGGAACAATTACACCAGTTGATTCCTCCAAAAATAGTGGAAGACCTGATACTTTTGTTCCAGCAAGTTTGGAAAATCAGTATTTAGAGTATGAGTTTACCGCAGATAATTTAGATCTGTTCACGGGATACACGATCAAGATTGTAATGTCCGGAACAAATCAAGCATATGCTCCAAGAATTAAAGATCTTAGAACTATTGCATTGAGATGATAAGGGTAGAAGGATACAAAAATCTTTATAGAGATGAAAAAAGTGGTGCCATAATTAACTGTGACACCACTTCATACAATCAATATGTTAACTCCTTAAACTATAAAGATATGCAAAAACAAGAATTGGATAAAATGAAACAGGATATTGAAGAGATAAAATCTTTACTTATGGAAATACTAAATAAGAAATAATTTTATTGGTTTGCTGTAAATATAAATATCTAAAGGAAACTTTTTAATTCTAATAATGGCGATTTATGTATCCAATATTGTGATTGAACAGGGATTCAGTTTTGACACCTCTTTTCAGTTGGAGGATACTAGATCAAATTCCCCTTTGGATTTGTCTAGCACTGTTCCAGTGGGTCAATTGAGAAAACATTATGCTTCGACTTCTTCAGTATCTTTTGCTTCTACTGTAACTAGTCCTGAACTAGGAATTTTATCAATATCATTAACTGCTGCCCAAACAACCAGTTTGAAGCCAGGAAGATACGTTTATGATGTAAAATTATTAAACGATGGTAAGGAATTTAAAGCTGTGGAAGGTGCAGCACTAGTAAGAGGCGGGGTAACCAGGTAATGCCTAGTATTAACGATAGAATTGGTTCTCAGAACGTAATTCGTGTTTTATCTAATGCTTCAGCAGCACCAACACGAATAATTAATTTAACTGATGTAGATTCCACTCTTAAGACTAGAGATGGAATGCTTCTCGTTTGGAATTTAGAAGACGAGAAATTCTACATGACGGATACGATTGATTCGTCTTCGTTAATTGCTACGGGAATAGTTACATTTTCCAATACCACACAATCATCATCAACAACTACTGGCGCAGTAATTGTTAGTGGTGGTGTTGGAATTGCTAAAAATTTGAATGTTGGCGGCGATGCCAACATAGTTGGAGTTGTAACATTTGGAAC